TGTTTTGAAGTCTGATAAAAGAACTTCCATACCCATCTTCTTTGCCTGTTTTTCAAACTTGATTGCAGTCTTAGATTTATCACCCACCTCAACTGTAAGAATAACTACTTTGTAGTTTTCTAGTTGCTTTTCTTCTGTGATAAAATCTGTAAACGAGCGTGTCAACTATACTTCTCTTTTCTTACCAATGTTGTATTTTGTTTCTAGAACCCACTCATCCTTCTCTTTGAAGGCAATCACTTTGATTTGTGAAAGAGGAGCCTTAGGTTCTGCACTCCCAACAATTTCTACTAACCCCCAATCACCTAATAGAGAGGCAATAGAGTTTCTACGAGATATGTCATTTTCATTTAAGTTTGTATCTTTACCATCTAGTGCAAAGAGTTCTTTGAAATGCACAATGTAGTACTTACCCTGTTTATGTAGAATGTGACAGGATTGATATAGTTTTCTCTCTTTACGAGAGGCGACACCTATTCTAGATAGTGTCTCACGAACCTTTAAAAAGTCATCTGGTTCTTTAAGTTTTACTTCTAGCATCGACTCTGGATGCCATTCAATTTCATTCATTTTCTTCCACCTTTATTCAAACTATTTTTAATAGTGGTTATCTGGTCATCATTTAGTATTGATAATGCTTGTTTGGCCTTCTCATTACTATAACCATAATATTCTTTTACATAGTCTAAGTTTTTCAACTTATCCGCTTTCACCCAAGGAGCATATCTTTTCTTAGGTCTAATAGTATTTAGTAAAAAGTCATATTGTAGTTTTGAGTCAAGGTGGTGACGTTGATTCATCTCATTTACAAGCATAATTGTGTCATTGAATGGTGCAACACACTTATTAATGATAAATGGCGAATACTTCTTCTCCCACATAGGATCATCTGTTTCCATCAGATTTTCCTTTGTGAGATTGATTGAGTTAAGATAATCCTTTAGTTGGTAACTCATTTCCAACTCACCTGTGTCATAATCTCAACCATATATGCAAGCATATTGATTTCTTGATCTGCAACAAAGGCTGATTTGTAAGAGTAGTCTGCTGTTGCAAGAACTAGGTGAGGTACGGTTTGAGGTTGGATTTCTTCATACAATGTATCATAGATTTTACGATACATACGAGAGGGGTCGTTATCTAGATTATTTGCAACCCACTTACGAATAGATTTGAAGTCTTTATCTTTTAGATAAGAACCCAAATCTTTCATGTTTGTTTCTGATAGATTAACAAGAATACCACTATCAATCATACCAGAGGCAGAATACCTTTGCAGTTCGTTTAGAACTCTTCTCCAATCTGGGAAGTGTTTCTCAACAATACCAGCAACAGCCTTTGGTTCAAACTGGACATCCTCAGATTTGAGAATGTCCTGTACTCGTTTGAAAAATTGTCCAGCAAGTGTTGGTTTTTCTGTTGGTGGAATACGAAACTCCACAACAGAACACCGACTGTGTAGTGGTTCAATGATACGGTTCTTGAAATTACAGGTTAGAATAAACCCACAGTTCTTGTGAAACTCCTCAATGAATCCACGCAACGCAGGCTGTGTAGATTGAGGATTTAGATAATCTGCCTCATCAAGAATCACGAACTTGCGATTACCATCCATAGAGACAGTACTTGCAAAGTTCTTGATTTTGTTTCTGAGTACATCAATACCTGATTCTTCAGAACCGTTAATCATCATATAGGTGGCACCGATTTCTTCTAACATTGCTTTCGCAACAGTAGTCTTACCGACACCTGGCCCACCAGACAAAAGTAAATTAGGAATGTGTCCATCATTCACAAAAGTCTGAAAGGTATTCTTTAACTCATCAGTGAGAATACACTCGCTGATTTTCGCTGGGCGGTACTTCTCCACCCATAGCATCACATCATTCATAATATAGTCCTTCTGGTTTAGGCAGCTTCGAGAGCGATAAAGTATTCAATAGGCTTAGTCACATTTGCAAAATGCGAAATACCTTGTTGTGATACTTGTACCTTGTAGTCACCAGAAAGAAGTTTTAAGTTTTCAACCTTAAAGAAGTAAGTAAAGTCTGAAGGTGAGTTGTCACCAACTGCAATGCTGAAATCGTTTGATGTATCATTCTTTCTGTCAGTAACAGTTAGTTTAATATCACCACCAGCAGTTCCAGTAAGAACCACATCTGGAACACCAAGAACAGCAGAGGCCTTGAGGATTTGATTAAACGTATCCTGTGTAAAGGTAAACTCTACATCAACAGAGGGCATACTAATTTCAGTCTTTGGTGCAGTTACGATAGATGGGTCACTGAACATATAAGTCAGATTGCTTCCACCACCTTCTTCATTAAGACGTACACTTTTCTCATCAAATGATAGTGTAGGGTCTTTGAATAGTGACAATGCAGACAAGAACTCGTTCAAGTCATAGATTGCAAATTCATTATTGAAAGTATCTGGAACAGTTGCCTTTGCAACGATGTTTTTCATCGCAGACATTGTTCCAATCGCAGTACCATTTTTTACCATAAGATTCTGGTTAATGGTCGAAAAGTTCTTTAGAACCTCTCGTGTATCATTACTAAGTTTCATTTTCAATTTTTCTCCTGAGTATCGTGATTATGTAGAGCCATTATACCATAATGGATCACCTTTAGCAAGTCATTTCTGTTCTTACCATCTTTTTTTCCATACCGTTGTGAATACTTTAAAATATTACCGATACAGAAACCTTCTCCATGGCCACTGTCCATGATGAATTCTGTTGCTTGAAATTTGTTGTGGGAATAGTGAGCGTTATAGGTTTTATCTATATACTCTGTCATTTCTTTGAGGATTCTATCCTCTGAGTATTTGTAGTCAATTCGCTTTTCAGCGACTACAGGTTCATCTTTTTTCTTAAACATTACGAATCCTCAATTTCAATTAATCATACTATAACATAAAAAGGTGCCCCTGTCAAGAGGCACCTTCACTTTACTTACTTGATTTTGATTGAACGTGGCTTCTTTTCATCTGGAATAATTCTTTCCATGTCGATTTTAAGAATACCATCTTTCATATCAGCACCATTTACAACTACGTCATCTGACAGTGTAAATGCTTTTTTAAATCGTTTGTTTGAAATACCTTTGTATAAGTACTCCTTTTCATCATCACCCTCTGGTCGAGACTTAGATTCAATCTTGAGAACATTCTCTCTGAATTCAATCTCAATCTCATCCTTTGAGAAACCAGCAACGGCAATCTCAATGGTGAACTTATCATCATCGTGTTTTACGATGTTGTAAGGGGGGTAACTTGAAGGACTAGTTTGATTAGGATGATTCCCCATCAGACTGTCAAACATTCTATCGAAACCGATAGAGTAAGTATTGATCCTTGACGGATCTAGTGTAAAGGCTGTATTTACCATATTTAATCTCCTTTATTAAGCAAGATACAGTGTAATACCCATATAATATGGCGTATCACATTTATTTATAATGGTAGTTTTTTGGGCGGAAACTACCAAAACCGTGATTTGCGTCACAGAGTAAGCATATTATGTGACGTACAGGGCGACTTACGAACAGCACCCTGTATTATATATAAGACTTATGCAGCCTCAGCGTACTCTAGAGCTTTATCTAGGGCATTTAGTTTAACCTTACGGTTACGTCCATACCATGCAGACTGCAAACGTGAGTCACCTTCACGACCCTGTAAGTGGTCAGTCATGTATGTTACAGAGTTAAATGCCTGCCACCAAGAACCTTCGGCAAAGTTTGCACCTGGCTGTGTCTGCAAGTTTTCCATTGCAGTCTTGGCGTTACGAGAAGTATAAGGCATAACACCATCTACCTTCTCTTTTGCTGGAGCGCCAAATACTTCATTGAAGTACTGAATGACATTATCGCCAGTAGCAGGTTTACTACCAAGGAACTGAGCCATTGACTTATATTGCTCCATTTTCTCACGAGCGATACCCATCTGCTCTTTCACCTCAGCGGCATCGAATGCCTTACGGTGATTTACAGTAACCATCTTGTCAGTGTCTTGTGACAGAGACAATGTGAGAGTGTTGTTACATACGACACGAATTGGTGTCATACGAATGTTTAGTGCCTTACCAAACTGGTGAGGGTTAGTGAACAGGAAGTAGTTCTCTGTCAAATCACCATTGAACAATTCAAATGATTCTTTGGTTTTTGCAAGAGCCCACACAAGTTGTCCATTTTTCAATGAACCAGCAGTGTGCATCTCCATGTCACCAGCCATTACATAGTCGTGGAAAAACTCAAATGCTTCTGAGTTCTGTACTGGATTCCAACCAGTACCAACAACATCAAGTACTGAGTTGTCTGATGTACGAACAAGTGCTTCCTTGTTCTTCACGATTGCACCTTGTGGGGTAACAAGTTTTTCTTTAGTTACTTCCCAATCAAGTCCAGCAACTTTTTGGAACTGGCCAGGTGTGAGGTCAGCCTCTACCTTAGTACCAAGTCCATGCCAAGGAACGTCACCAACGTATGCCATTTGTGCGTTTCCGTTTACGATTTCAAGTTCATGTGCCATAATATTTGTCTCCTAACGACTTTGTTTTCTCACTTTACTTATACAGTATATACGTTCTTATAACAAAAGTCAAGATGTTTTTATAACTTTTTTTCAGTTTCTTCCAAAAAATTGTGTTGGCCATTCACCATCTGGTTTATCGAACAGATACCAACAACAATTGTCCTTACCTGTACTCTTACTACCTTCTATCCACTTCACACGGCCGATGCTGACTACCTTCCTCAACCTAGGCATGAATTCTATACTTTGTTTCGTATGCATCCAATCTGCATCAAAGAGTAACCAAGTTGGTAACTGGTCAGATAGATTTACGATAAGGGGGTGTAGTATCTTACGATTCCAAGGTGGGTTTGTTATGCAAACATCACATCCTACAATCTTATCAGTCATTGCATCACCATCACCAACAAAGTCTGCCATAGGTTCTATGTCAGTCATCCAGTACCCTAACAGTTTTGTCAGTTGTTCTATGTGTCGAATCAGTCTACCGTCACCGGCACAAGGTTCTGCAAACAATCCTGTCTTTGGTAAGTGGGGAACAAGAGGCCTTACTGCCTCTATAGGAGTAGGGTAGAAATCTCTTTCCACCCTCTCAAAATCACTTCTTTTTCCCATCCTTATATTCCTCATAAAGAATTAATGCTATCAAAGCATAATTGGCCATGTCAATAAGTGTATCCTTGATACTCTCATCTTTAACCTCAAGTAGTTCTTTCTTTGCAAAACCCATAATACGGCTGAACTTGTCTCCTAGTCGAACACAACATCCCTTCCATGCTGGGATACCACCCATCTCACAGGTTCTAAAGTTTGCAAACACATCTTCCACACTTGCATAGTCGTGACGCTTTGCATCGTGTGTCTTTTTCATTTCTTCTAGTAATTCTTTAAACCGTTCACTTTGATCCATTATACCATCCTACTAAAGTTTTTCTCTTTCTTAAACTGAATAATGTTTCTAAACTTATCAAACAACATATCCTGTTTGTGTGATATGACAAATACATTCTGTTGGTCAAATGTATTCAAAATCTTTAGAAAATCATCAGTACCAGTGTTATCCAAAGATGAATCAAATATCTCATCTAGTATTAGTAGATTCGTATTCGTAGAGTTTTTCATCTTTGCAATGGCTCTCCATGTAAATAGAAGTGCCAAATCAATTCGCATCTTCTCACCTTCTGAGAATGATGCATAAGAGAACTCATCTCTGAAACGTGACTTGATTGTTTCATTGAAGTTCTCATCAATATTAAAGTTAACAAAGAAATCCATAGATGATAGATATGTGTTTACCAACTTATTCATAATTGGTAGATACTGTTTTACAATCTTTGTCTTGATGCCACTATCTTGTAAAAGATTACGAGCAACATCAATGTAAAACTTATCTTCATTCAACTTAGTCTTTTGTTCTTCAATCGACTTTATCTGTCCTTTTAGTTCTGCAAGTTTTATCTTATCTTCTTCTGACACAGAACCGTTTTGATATGCCTCAATATCTTTTTCTAGTTTTGCATTGAACTTTTCCAACTCTGCAATAGAGGAAAGTATTTTGGCCCTCTCAACATCATTCTTACGAATAGTTTCTAAGTCTACTAAGATTGATTGGAGTCTGTCTTGTTCTTCTGATTCCATTCTTTGTAAATCTGCGATACCGTTTTCGATGTCTCCGATTTTTGTGGTTCTGGATTCAATCTGCGTCTGCTTAGTTGATTCTGTAATCGGCTGTTCGCAAGACGGGCATTCATCGTTGTCCTTGAAAAATTTGATTTGACGGTCATGCTCAGATTTCCTGTTCTGAAGGGCTGCTTCTGTTTGAGTTAGTTTCTTTAGTTTCTGTTCTAGTTTTGCTTTCTCTTCTGCATCATAAGATAGATTTTCGTTATCAATCTCTAATGCTTTCACATCATCTCTTCTGAAGTCAATAGTGCTTTTATTATCCCATAACTTCTGTTGGTTCTCTGCAATAATAGCAGACTTATTGTTTACAACTTCTTTAATAAATTTTTCTTGTAGTGTAACCTTTTCTTTTGTTAAGTCAAAGTTATACTGAACATCACGAATATCCTCTGCAAGAGACTTATTCTTGTTCTTGAGAAGAAAGTTCATCAGTGAGAAAATCTTGATATCTAGGATATCCTCGACAACCTCACGGCGAGCCTTTGTAGACAACTGCATGAAAGGAACAAAGGTAGATGAACCAAGAATAACAACCTGTGTGAAAGAACGATAGTTCAATCCTAAGATTTGTTGTTCTAGATGTTTCTGATAATCCCTTGCATTTGCATCTTGGTTTATCATAGTACCGCCAATCCAAACTTCAAACTTGTTTGGTTTGATACCACGAACAACCTTCACATCTTTATTGTTCACATTAAACTCTACCTCAACGATAGTACCATTACCATTAACAGAGTTCACGAGTTGTGATTTTGATATATTACGAAAAGGCTTATTGAACAGGACAAAACAAAGCGCATCCAGAATAGTAGACTTACCGGC